GTTCGGTTACAGCGGAAGAAGTTGAAGTAGAATCAGAGAAATACTCTTTTACCTGAGAGACATATGTTCGGAGCATTTGTCCTTCAGTATCAGGGGGAATTTCAATAATTTCATCAGGCTTTGTTTCATTATCTTTAGGGTTCGAGATAATGGCATAAGTATTGATTTCTTCAAAATCAGCGTGGGAAACAACAGGGAACATGTTGGAGGCACGGGAGCCTCGTAGGATTCCACCACGATAACTATACTTTTCACGGCCATCATGATCGTTAACACGAGCATTGCGTTTCAGAGTTTTGACGTAATCTTCAGGGCCTAATTCTTCTAGAAGTCGAAGATTTTCAGCCGTTTCAGCAACAGTTCGTTTGGGTTGGGATTGTTGTTGTTTTCGATCTTTCGACCGAACATCAAGTTTAGAAGACAAAGGAGGGGCAAATTGCTTGGGACGTTCAGCAAGTTCAGCACATCTACAGGGGTCAGAAAAACATAATTTACAACGAGTGAGAGAAGCAATGACGCGGGAGACATCAAAATTCTTCACCAGAGATTGAGGATTGGCATACTTTTCAGCATTGATATATCTATCAACTACAGCGGAGACGATTTGGTAAAAAGTAACTTCACCAGTCGGGAGCATGTATTCTCCATTGTAGGATCTAATGGGATACGAATGTTGACATTGTGGATTGTGGTCAATCCATTTTGGCGTAAACGTATCCCAAGTGGGATCAATAGCATGACAAGAATAATACGTGGTAACGTCATCGGGACCAGACTCAAGAGAGAGTCCGGCCTTACGGTGAGGTCGAAGAAGAATGTCAATTCGTCTGGCGGGGGCACCAGGTTGACAAATTCCAGTATCATTCCAATCGGTAATTGGGGTTGTAATAATGTTAAGAAAGTGAGACGAGAAAAACGAGCCTTTGTCACCAACAGCAGACATATCCAATGGAACGGGATAGCCATCAGTAAGTTGCATCATTTCCATAACTTCAGTGGCACGAGTGACAGGATCACGAGCGTTAAGAAATTCATCAATGAGTAGGGCAAATATAAATTCATTGTAGCCATCCCAGTACGGTGAAGTACGAGGCTTGGTGAAAATCTTAGCTTCCTCCCAGGGAGTGGAGAAAGTTTTAACAGCGGGATCAGTAGTTTTGAAGTATTGTTGGAGAGACAAATAGATAGCAGCAGTGAGGGCATTTCCGGACATGTTCTTACCACATCCGGGATCAGTACCAAGTAAACAAATAGTGACGACAACTCGGGGGCGGGACGAACGAGGAGCATGCTGACGAATTATAACACGGATATGATTAAGGTGATCATACATGCTTTTAAATTCGTGATAGTTTGTTTTGGTGGTCATAAGGAGATGGTAAGATTTGCAAAATTTCATGATGCGAATAGACATTGTATCACACCATTTTTGGTCTTCAGTAGCTTTTCGAGCGACGTCAGGTACATCTACAAGGAGTTCAGCAGCGCGGGCGTGTCGTTCACGACACTTGCGCTGACATTCATTGTCCAAGAAATAATATTTCTTGGTCAACTTAAATGAAATCCAGTTGATTACATCTTTACCAAAGAGAGTAAGATCATCAAGAATACCTTTGGAGCGTGAGAGCGCTCCTACAGTATTCAAGAATTCTTTAGATTCTTTGTAAGAAAAGGAAGTGACAAATGAGAAAAGCAAGCCAAGATAGCCAAGGGTGTGAACACCACCTTGACCATCAGCTTCGGGGGACATTGATTTATGAGCGAGCTCTTCGGAGCCTTCAAGATCGACATCGTAGTCGGTCTCATCACCAGTTATTAAGGTCCAAAAACGGGTGAAAACAGAATGCAAGGTTGAAAAACAACCAGACATATGTCCTACTGATACTATTAGCTTATGAATAAGCCAACAGAACAGCACGAGAGCGAGCGCAGATAAGGTCAGTTTGAGCATCTTGAGGAAAGAGCGAATGGGAGCGGTATACTCTTCAATCAAATTAGGAAGCCAGGTAGCTATATTAGACATCAGGGTTTGGAAAGATGAGCCAGCAGAACTAAGAAGTTGCCAAATAGAAGTAAAAGAGTCTGTAAGGAGGTTCAAGAGCATTCCAAAAATGGAACGATCGACATCAGGCACAGCAGGTTGTTCACCTACTTGGCCTTCAGCAGTACGGTACATTTCGTACAAACGTTCAATATCTTCAGAATGGAGATCAGAATGATCAAAGGTGGTAGAAGACTTAATGGCGTTGAGAAAACGTTGAGCATGAGCAAGATTCTTAGATATTTTATCTGAAATAAGGCGCGAAGGTAAA